GCAAGGTCGCGTATATGGTCCACCTGTGGTCCCATGGTGGCGAGCTCCCAAAAGCGCATGCCATGGTCCACGTCCTTACGATACCCCGGCGCATTCAGCAGCACGACCGGCTTGCCGGTGGCGGCGAACTCGAACAGCGTGCTGCTGTTGTCGCACACGTACACGCTCGCAGCCGCACACACGTCCGCGAACTGCTCATACCACGGCACCTTGGCTCGCAGCGCCATGGGCTTCACCATTCGCTGAGCGCGCGGGTGAGCATGGCCCACCACCGGCCACCGCTCGGCCAGTGTCTGGTAGGCCAAGCGGAAGGCCGGGTATGCGCTCTTGGTCTCCTCGAGCAGGCCGCATTGCCAGTGGAAAGACACTGCCACCGTTGGCTCGGCTGGAGCCGTGGTGGGCAGCGTGCTCACCTTGGGGCTCCCCACCACCGCCACGTTCGCTTTGGGGTACACCTGCCGCCACTTGCTCGCGCTGAACTCATTGGGGCACAGGAACAGGCTCACGTCGTAATGGTCGGCCCCGCCGCTGTAACTCGGGTGGCCCCGGCCGCGAGTGGTGCCCCAGTACGACTGTCCGCTGCCGTGTTGGAGTAGAGCGCGCCGTGCCATGGGGAACCAGCGCCGACTGTTCTTCAAGTCGCCGTAGCCCGCCACGACCACGCTGCGATGCATGTAGCGACCCTTGACCGGCTCCCCCGGCATGATGAACGGGCCTTGGCGCTCCGGTGGCAGCGCCCGATACAGCGGGAGCAAATGGTCGGCGAAATGCACCTCGCTCGCGTAGAAGGCGACCGTCAACGGGTGGGGTAGGGCACGCCCGTCCACAGCCCGAGCACCTTGCGCTTGTCCCGTACCTCGGCAGGGTCTTGCCACCCGGCCCCGTCGAAGTACGTATTCACGGGCTGGCCCAAGTGGAACGGGTCTACCGTCAGGTCATTGGGGTAGCCGTAGCCGCGCTCCTGCTGCTCCCGGTTCAGGCCGGTGTTCTCCCCGCCGACATAGGTGCTGGCGAGCAGCCATTGGCAGCGCTCATGCGCGGCATGCACCAGCGCGGTCCCCTCCTCTAACGACAGGTGCTGCACCACGTCCCGCAGAATGATGAGGTCTGCGCGCATGGTGGTGTCCAGCAGGTTGCAGCGAATGTAACTGCGACTCGGGTGGCGTAGGCGGCTCAGGTCGATAGCGACCTTGCTCACGTCGATACCGATGTACCCCGGAAGATCAGGCATCCAGTAGCCGTCCCCGCAGCCGACGTCCAGTACGCTGCGAATGTGCAAGCGCGCACATAAGTCTTGGAGCATGGCTGGCAGACTACTGGTGCTGGCGCTTCCGCTCCCCGGCCCGCTCAAGGACTCCACACCGTTCCACACGTTGTCCGTATAGATGTGGTCCCACACGTTCACCGTCAATGCCCTTTCCAACTGTGCCACCAGTGGTGAGCGCCAAAAGCCCATGGCTGCTCCCGCTTATGGTCTACCCCTGCCTTCTCCTTCTCCTTGTAGTGATAGGGGTAGAAGGCGCCGGGTGGAAGCAACAGCACGTCGTCCCGGCTGGTGAACACCTGTGTGGTGACACCGGGTCCAGCGTTCCAGACCCCCTTATGCGCCTTCACCCGCTGCACGGCAAGGTCTAGACACTGTTTGATCGCGGGGTGGTTGGGCACAGAGCCGAGTACCGCGTTCGGCACGCTGGTACGGTCCTCATACGCCGCGAACACCTGCGCGCCCAGTAGGCTGTCGAACGGCCGGTACGGCTCATAGTCCTGGTCCACATACACGCCGCCATGGACGTAAAGAACTTCCAACCGGACAAGGTCTGCGAGTTGCGCTCCGGCTTCTACGGCGTCCCATGCGCCGCTTGTGAGCGGGTACGCGTCTGGTACGAGTGGGTCCCTATGCGTCATGAAGCGCCAGTCGGGATGGAGACGTTGTGCGGTCCGCCAGTATTCCTCTGCCTGCACTGTGGTGTCTGCTGGCACGACCCTGTGGAGAATGCGGGGAATGCCGCTGCCGTGGTCGACTGACACCGTCTCTGCCCGAATGGCCCGTATGGCGTCCTTGTCGCCCGTGTTGGTGCGGTAGCGCTCGGCGCGGGCTTGGTTCGCCGCCCAACTCGGGGTGCCCTTGGCCTCGGTCTTGGCGCTGCGGTGGTAGAAGTGCCACACCTCCCCCGGTATGCGGAGCTCCGGTCCACCGGAAAAGGTCCAGCAGGCCGCGCGGAAGGCGTTGTCCTCCCACCCCCACCCTTGGAAAGCCGGGTCGAGCCCGCCAACGGCGTCCCACAACGCCCTTGTCAGCACGACCACGTTGCTGACACCGTCTGTGTACCTCAGCCTGACGAACTTGTTCCAGTTGCCCTTGTAGCCCGTCATGATGGCTTCACTGCCCATGGCGTTCAGGTCCTTGCGAACGTCATAGGGCAGCACCATGCGCCCGCTGCTGTTGGCGAGTTCTATGGCCTCGAACACGTTGGGGGGGTGGCAGATGACGTCGCTGTCGATGATGATGGCCGTTCGCCAGTCACCAGCCAACGTCGCAGCGGTGTTCACCGCTGCGCTCCGGTTGAACAGGCCGACGTTGTGGTGGCCCTCCACCACGGGGAACTTGCTGAATTCTCGTTCCCACCAGCCCCGCACCCACTCCCAGATGCGGTCGCGGTCCTTATAGCCCTCCCGGCGGGGAACGAGAATGACGGTGCTGCTTATCCCTTGCGCTTCTTCCCGCCACGCACGGCCGACGGGTCGGCCTTGCCCGTCTCTTGGTCGATGACGACGTAGCGGTCGGGGTTGTCCTTATGGGCGGTCTTGTAGCCCGCCACTCCCCGGCGCGTGTGCTGCTTGCGGAGGTAGATCTTCTCGTCTGGCATGACTGCTCCTACGATGCGAGTGCGGCGGTCTGGGGGCTCAGGTTCCACCGGACCGCCGCCCCGCTGGCTGTTAGGACCCGCCCCAGTCGGCGAGGGTGACCTCGACGAAGGCGCTCGGGAACCACACCGGGAATGCCAGTCGCTCTTCGAACAGGACCACGATCAGGTTCCGCACGAAGAAGTCACTGTGGCTGTCGGTCGTGAGCACGGTGATGGGCTGGCGCTGGTACACCGTGGCACCCGCGCGCGCCCCGACGAGCGCCGTACCCTCGGTCATGGCCTCGGACTCCACGCGGGTCAGATGCCAGATGGCCTGATCGAACGTGAAGTTGCCGATGGGGTTGCCGCCCCGGTATAGGCGGTTGTCGTCCTTGAGAAGGTCGAACTCCTCGCTATCGGTCGGGTTGAGGACGATCCAGTCGGCTTCTAGGCGACTGAGCCCCGTCTTCACCAGCCGCCGCGCCGTGCGGATACCGTCGAGGTTGTCCTCGCCGGTCAGGTCGAGCGTCTGAATGGCTTGGTCGAGAATGCCGGACAAGTTGGGCGGTGTGCCGTTCCCGTTGAGGAGTTGGTCCTCCTCTTCGAGTTGCAGCATGAGCCGACCCTGATTGTCGATGATGCCCTGAATGACGCCCGCGTCGGCGAGTGCCTGCCGGGTGACGACCATCCATGTGCCGATCCACTCGGCGACGGCCGTGCGCCGCTCCCACGAGATGCTGGACTGCGGCTTGAGTCCGGCGCTGTCGCTGACGGTGCTGGACTGGCTGAATGTGGCGGCGCCACTGTCGAACCCGACCTGCGCCGCGTAAGACAGTGTGTCCCCGCCGGACATGGTGGCCTGACTGAACAGGTCCCGCACGGTGAGCTCCCGCTGCCGCAGCGGGAGAATTCCCGGCAGGTAGTTCGGCGTGACGAGGTCCACGGCAGGGCCGGTACTGGGAATGGTGCTGATGAGGTCGCTGGCTGCGGCACCCGGCCGCACCATGCCCCATGGGGTCATCGCCATCTCGATACGACCCGTATCGAAACGACCCATGTCGCTTTCCAGCACACGGCTGTTGACCAGTTGCTTGTACGCCTCGCTCTGGACGAACTGCTGCCCCATGCTCTGGGGACGGTCCGGGTGGAGCACGGTGCGGTTGAACCGGATACCGGGGCCACCCGTGGCAGCCGCCGTGTACTCCGTGATGCGCTCGTCAAGGGCGGGGACACTCAGCCCCTCGCGCTTGGCCTCTTCCTTGTACTGCTTGTCGAGGGCCATGCCCTCGCTCATGGTCGTCTCGAAACGCTCTTGGTTCTCCGGCGGGACCACCCCGTCGTCACCTGCGAGCGCGCGAGCGTCGATGAACTTCTGGAGCGCCTGCTCCCGGAGTTCCGCCGCCTTACCCACGTATGGCCTCCAACTCGTACTGCTTGAGGATGGCTTCGAGACCCGCGACACTGGACCGCTGCTGTGGCACCGGCTCTCGCGTGGCTTGGACAAGCTCACCAAGATGGGTCCACATGGCTTCCAGTCGCTCGCGCGTGGCCGGAGAGAGTGTCCGCCCCTCTTCGGCTCGCATGTCGGCCCGCTCCTTCGCATGAGCGGCGACTGCCTCTACCTCACCGAGTACCCGGTCGAGGCGTATGGCGAAGGGTTCCGGTACCGGTTCCCAGTTGAGCTTGATGTTAGATACAGCATTGGTGCCGTCGCTGACAATAGTCGGGAGAAATTCCCCCATGGTGGTGGTGCTGCTGTGGTTGGTCAGGTCGATATGGTAGGCACCCACGAGCTCGGGCTGGCTGTCTGCCAGTTGGACGAGGCTGTGAGCACGCGCCACCACTTGGTCGAGCGTGGCGACACCGTCCACCATGCCCCGCGCCTCGGCCTTCTTCGCGACGAAGGTGCGCCCCTCCCCATAGTCCTTGGTCACACTGCCGGGGTCGACACCGCGCCCCTGCGCCACCGCCTGGATGAACATGTCGTGGTAGGCGTCCACTTCGGCCTGAATGTCGGCCAGCGCCTCCTTGCTGAGCGCGGTGGCCTTGCTGCGCTCCGCCTTGAACTTGCTGCTGGTGACCACCGTGGGCCGCACGCCCTCCTTCGCGAGCCGCTCGGTATGGTCTTCATGCACGGCCACCACTCCGATAGAGCCGACGCTGCCACTGGGGGTCACGTAGAACTCGTCGGCCTGCGCGCCGAGCCAGTAGGCGGCGCTGAATGCGTTGGTGTTCGCCACGGCGAGCATGGGCTTGCTCCCACGCGCCGCAAAGAGCTCCTGCGCGAGCTCGGGCACACCGGCCACGTCCCCACCGGGACTGTCGATGTCGAACACCAACGCGTGGACCTCGGGGTCATCCAGCACCGCGCGGACATGAGCACGTAGGGACTCGACGCTAGTCCCCCCGCTGGTCTGGGCCAGCATGCCCGCGCGTGGATTGATCACTCCGTAGATGGGGAGGACGGCCACGGCACTGTCCTTACGGGGACCTTGGCGGGGGCCGTTCTTGCTCGCAGCCGCTTCTAAGCGGTGCTCGATCTCCTCGGCGCTGAACCCCATGCCAGCCATGCGTCCGCTGAGGATCTCTACGATGGTGCCCATGGTGTCGGGGTGGACCGCCCACGGGTGATTGAACACCATGCTGGCGATATGTGGGTAGTTCACTTGACCGATACCTCCAAGGCCCGCCCGTTGCGACTCGGCGTTGCATTATCAGCACTGCGCGCGGGGAGCAGCAATGCCTGTTCCTTGGTTCGCTCGGCAGCCGTGGCTGCGGCCTCCTCGTCACGGACGGCTTGGGCCTGTGCCGCTTGCTCCTTGGCCTGCTGCGGCGTCTCCCCCGGTTTCAGCAATAGGAAGTTGTCGGCCACCACATACACATCGTCGGTTTCCGTACTCAGTGGCAGGTGAACCGCCCTGCGAAAGTCGCTACGGGTGATGAGGCCCTTGGTGGCAGCGTCCATGTTGCGCTTCCACACGTCGGCAGCGTTCTCCTGCATGGCCGTTGCCACGGTCCAGTCGAACTGCACGTCCAAGTTGTCGATCACGCCGAACTCGGGCAGCAGTTGGATCTCGATCTCGCTGGCGATGAGCCGCTGGTCGGGAATGATGGCTTCTTGGTAGGCAGCCTTGCGAGCCTCACTGAAGTTGCTGAAGGTGCTGCGGTCCAGACCAGCGCCGAGGCCCACCACCACGGCAGCAACGCCAAAGACCGCGCTCACGCGCTCCTCGGGAATCTTCCGCAGGTCGCGCAGGTTCATCTGCTGCGGGGACCACGACGCAACCTTGAGGTCGACGGGAACGGTGGAGATGAATGGTTCGCCGGTCTTGTCGCCGCCGAACTTCTCCATGTAGATCTCTTTCATCTCCTCGGGGTCCTTGAAGCGACCCGTCGGCCCGCTGGTGTTGGCAGGACTCAGCACCACACCGGGCACACCGATGTTCCGCATGAGGCTGGCCGTCATGTTGGCTGCCTCGTCGTCGGTGAAGACCTCCCGGTACAGGCTCGCGAGGGGGCTGAGGCCCTTACGAGTGTTGTGCGGGTCTATCCCCTGCCGGAAATGCACGATATCCTCCGGCCGGTACACCCACGTGATACCGTCGAGTTGGTACTCGTACCAGCCGATGAACTGGTCGCTGCGCTGCTCGTCCCATGCAGGCTCGGTCAGCCAAGAGGGGAGCCACCACAACCCGATGATTCGCCCTGCGTTGTTCCGCACCTTGAGCCAGTAGGCGTTCCCAGTGCATTTCAGGTCGGTGATCGTTGCCATCCACTGGAGCACGCCGCTGTAGTAGGGATTGGGACGTTCCAGCAGTTTGAGCATGTAGCCGGGGCCGGTCATGCGCGGCGCCACGAACTCGGGCGGCGTACTGTCGGTACTGGGCACCCGCATGATGCGAACGGGAGCCTCGGGGAAGTTCCGGGCGATCCACCCCACCGTGGCGACCACGATGCTGTTGGTGGCAGCGTCCCCCACCTCGGTCTTGTAGTCGTAGCGGGTGCGGTTCATGGTCTGGCCGACCCACCAAGTGGGTCCCTTGGCCCACCGCATGAGCTCTGTCCGCTTGCCCACCCCGTAGCCGTAGCGGAATGTCTGGCGGACCACCGCTGCCGCCTTCTCTAACGGCCAGTCCACCGCCTTCACGAGTGCATTGCTCATACCGCGTACCCCACGCCCGGTTCGTCACCCCACGTGAGCCAGCGTCCGACCGCCATGGTGAGGCTGATCATGCCGTCGATGCGCTCGCTGCTTTTCCGCTTACTTGGCCGCACGTTCTCCCATGGGTCGAGCTCGATCTCGACGTTATCCGCCATCCAACTAAGAATGGGGTGGTTGCCGTGCCGAAGCATACCGTCTAGGATCAAGCGCTCGAGTTCCTTCCACGGGCCGCTAAGGCTGGTGTACGTCTGAGAGATGGGGGTCATGGTGGCGCCGCTGTTGGTCAGGTTGGTGACCAGTTGGGTGGCGTTCCAGCGGTCGTACCCGATCTCACCGATGGCGTACTGCTCTGCCAGTACCTCGAGCTCCTTTTCGACATAGGAGTAGTCGGTCACGTCCCCCGGTGTCGGAATGAGAAACCCGTCCCGCACCCATTGGTCATATGGGACCCCGTCGATACGGCTGCGCTCTGCGATGCCCTCCTCCGGGCACCAGAATCGGCACAACACATCGTAGATGCCGTCGTTGGGGTTGCGGAACAGCAGAATGAGGCAGGTCAGGTCTTTGACACTGGCAAGGTCCAGCCCGCCGTAGCAGCCCTGCCCGAGTTCTATGCGTGGCTGGTCGCTGTTGGGGCGCTTCTCCCACTCCCGCATGTCGACACCGCGAATGCTCGCGCTGGTGGGCAGGTTCAGGCGGAAGCGGAAAAAGGCGGTTTGGCGGCTCGGGCTGCGCTCGGCACGCTGCGCGGCTTCCCGCAGGTCCTCCAGGAACACGCTCTTGCCCATGTTCGGGTTGGCCTTGTACCAGTTGGCCTCCTGCCACGGGTCGTCCTTGGGGTCAAGCGTGGCGATGTAGCCAAAGACGGTGTCGTCCCGCGCCCGCCCCTCTACGACAGCCAGCACGTCCTGACGCACGTCCCACCAGATGCTCTGGCGCCGCACGCCTGCCGTGGTGATGACGAAGCGCATGGGCTGCTTACGACTGGCCGTGGCTGTCTCTATGTTGTCCCACAGTTCGCTGTCGGCATGGACGTGCAACTCGTCGATGATGCCGCCGTGGACGTTGATGCCTTGGCTGCTGTCGCTGTCTTTGCCCAACGGCTCGAACTTGCTGCCACTGCGCGTGTCGTACAACACACTCGTGGAGTCTTTGATTCCGATGATCTTGCTCAGGTCCGGGCTGGCCTTCACCGCCATGCGCGCGTCGAGCCAAGACAGTTTGGCTTGGTCCCGCTTGGTGGCCGCACTGAACACGTCGGCACCACCCTCACCGTCGAAGAAGGCGAGTTTGAGCCCCACGCCACCAGCGATGAGGGTCTTGCCGTTCTTCTTCCCGATCTCGACGTAGACCAACTTGTAGCGACGAATCCACTGCTGCCACTTCTCCGACCACTTCTTCCAGCCGAAGGCGCTCCCGATGATGAACTGCTGCCACGGCTCGAGGAAGACGGGCTGGCCCGCCAACTCCCCCTTCCAGTGGCGCAGCGCCGCAGGAAAGAAGTCCACGGCATGCTCGGCCTCGTCGCTGTCCCAGATGATATCCCGCTCCCCGCCCAGTACGAGGTCGTCCATGTGTCGCTGGCATGCGAGGCGCACGAGCTCACCGGCCGGAATGGAGCCTGCCAGCACGTCCACCGCGTACTGCGTCGGCCGGTCGTACGCGGGCTGCTGCGGGCTATCCGGTTCCGGTAGGACGGCCGCGCTGCCAGCGGTCGAGTGCGCTCTCACTCTCCTTCACCTGTAGACGAATGCGGCTGCGTTCGGTCGGGTTCAGCCCCAAGCGGTCCTCGATGCGCTCGATACGGCCGAGCACGTTGTCCCATTCCCGCAGCATGGGGTGGGCCACATGCGGTCCGCCCTCTTTCGCGTTCTCCCGGACGGTGCCGTCCCGCTGGATGGTGTCCCATAGGGTCTTGGCGACGTTGTGGAGCTCGCACAGCCGCACCACAGCGGGAATGTCGGCTTGGGCCAGCCAGTTCCCGGCGGCTGTCCAGTAGAGTTTCCAATACTTGCGCCCGAGGGAGGCCACGGGAATGCTGTCTGGACACGGTGGCACGTCCCCCTTGAGCGGGCCAGCGTCCACATACTCTCCGGCCCCGCCTTGGACGCGGTACTTGCTCTTGTCGCGCAGCGCCTCGCCCGTGGGCTTGGTGAGCATCTTCAAGTCGGTGGGGAGCGGCTGCCTCCCACCCCGGCGACTCCCCGGCATGGGTTATGCCTTCACCCGGAGCACCTGCACCGGCGTCGGCGCGCGGAAGGGACTCAGGTTACGAGCTCGCGGGTACTCCACCATGTGGTAGCCGTGGCAACTCAGGCAGAACCTGAGGGCTTGGAGGCCGCTGTGGCACAGGCAGCGACACTCGATACGGTAGATTCGGTCGTCTAGGGGCGTCAATGGCCGGTTTGCCGTCATCTCCATGCGGGAAAGCGTATATCACGACGAAAACCGTCCTTTTCGAGGAGTGATGAGCGATTTAGACGTCTAGCCTCGGGCTCCGTATCAAGCGGCGGCGCCGTAGAAGCAT